TTACCCACTCTTTATTATAATGTTCTTTTATTTCTGGTGTAGTATAACCCTGTAGATTAACAACTCTAATATTATTTTTATATGTTTTCTTTCTACTCATATTATATTGTTATATATTTTTGTCCTGAAGGGGAAGCGGTATGCTCATCATACTTTCCTGTGTTTAATGTATGAGGAATAGTTCTGTCTGTTTGAGCTGTACAATATGCTTTATCTCTGTATAATAAACTTCCTGATCTTGTAACCTCTATATAATACATTTTACTTTCAGATAAAATATTAAAAGTACAAGGTATTTCTATAAAGTTTCCACTATACGTTGCCGTTAAGCCTGTTAGTGTTTCTGTTTTTCTAGTACCATCTTCGGTAATTTTCAACTGTACATTACTGTCTTCTAAGTAAGATCTAGGTACAATTTTAATTGTTTGTGAAGTTGATATCGGTAATAGTATTATCATATATAGATAATCAAAAAAAACGTATTCTGTTTTAAATAAAAAAGCCCCACTAAAAAGTGAGGCTTTTATACAAATTAAGGATTGATTAGTTTCCTCCTCCTGGTATTCCTGATGGATCATCATCAACATCTACATCAGTAGCAACTCCAGGCACAACAGTAATTGTACTTGCATCTCCTAAAGTTAATTGAATATCTGTTTCAGCAGTAACAGAAATAAAGTTAGCAGGTTGTCTTTCTTGAGCAGATAAAGTTAAATTATATCCACTTAAATCTCCCATTGCAGATCCAGTAGAAATAGTTCCGCCAGTTACATCAGCTCCGTGTTCATTACCTACATAGAAATAATTATCGTTATTATCTTTTACAATAATGTGTGGTCTTCCAAAAGACAATAATTTAATTTCTTTATGGTCTTTTAGTGTTAATTTAGGTAAAACTAATGTTAGAACTTGCTCAAAGAATGTTCCTCCAGTATCAGTAGAAGAGTTAATTGTTTGCTCTAAATTAGAATTGCCCTTAAGATCGTATCTGTAAGCAGAAAGTCCAGATCCAAGCCCATCAATTTCATCTGTATTAGTACTGTCATAAGCAACATCAGTTGTACCATAGTTGATAAAATAAACGGCTTTTATACCTCCTACTGAGTCTTTACACGGTCTTTGTCTTCCTTGTGTTAAATCGCAACTCATATTATTATTTTTTTATATTAAAAAGGCGGCGTTAACCGCCCTTTTGTTAAACATCTATTTTATTTATTATGCTAGTGTAAGTAATGCTAAGTCACTTCCAATACCATATTGAACTCCACTTGTAAATCTCATAACTATTCTTACGTTTTGAGATCCATCAAGATCAGCCATATCGATAACTTTTACTTCGTTGTGATCAGATAATAATCCTGTTCCAAAGAATAAGTTAGATTTTTCACCTGCAACAATGTGGTCAGATGGCATACCTGGAGTATAAACAACTTCGATACCTTCGAAAGATAATGAAGCATTGTTGTTATACCATTGGTTTCCTTCAGCCTTGTAACCAGCAGCACCTAATCCGTTAGCACCATATCCACCTAAGTGTCTGATGTAAGCTTGCCAAGCAACTGGTGGTACAAATAATTTTAAGTCTTCTTTTCCGTAAACTGCATTAGGAACAGCGTCAACAACGTTACTTAATAAACTAACAATGTTAGAAGAGGTAAATGAAGTTTCAGATCCGTTAGAAGCATCGTTAACGTCTCCATCAGCTCCCATAAGAACTGTAAATCCGTCAAATTCACCAGCGTTTCCGTTTACACCGCCCCAAATATTTTGCTCAGTTTTCTCAGCAACTTTAGAAGCAACGTGAGAAATTAAGAAGTCACTAAATTTAGGAGGTAGTTTATCAAATGAAGAATATCCCATTTGAATAGCTTCCCAGTCAGATCTAAAGTCTTTTTTACAAAGCTCTATGTTTACTTGGAATTCTTCTGGTTGAAGGATTCTTTCAGTTAATGTAATTGCACCTGTGTCTGTAAAATCACAAGAAGCATCTTTAATTAAGTTTGCGTCTGTTGCAACTTTCTTAATTACTTCTTTGTATTTTACATTTGGTTTAATCTCAATGCTTCCTTTGTCAAGTGTAGCACCTGATAATAAAGCAGCAGAAATGTACTTACCTGCAAATTCGCCAGCATAAGTACTTGTAATTGATGTAGTAGTAGCCATTTTTTATTTATTTAATTTTAATTATTTACGATATTTTACTTAAAACTCTATCCATTAATGTTCGAGTTCTATTTTGAGCATAAAGATTTAAACTCTTTTTCTCTACAGAAGATTCAGGATCGTGAGCGATCGGTTCAACTGCTGGTTCTTGAGAAGATAATTGCTCTGGAACTTCAGGCATATCTTCTTGCATTTTAAGACTATCTACTAAGGCTTTCATTTCAGCCATAGCTTTTTCTAGATCTTCTTTTGTTGCGTATTTAGACATAGGATCTTCTTTTACTTCTTCAATAATTTCATCCTCTTCTAATTTTTTCTTATCATCATAAGAAGCATCAACTTCTTCAGATAATTGAGTTTCTGATTCAGTATTCTCTACCTCTTTGACTTCTTCACTTAGAACAACTTCTTGTTCTTTTACTTCTATTTCAGAAGTTTCACTTTTAACCTCTATTTTAGGGGCTTCAGAATTTGATTCTTCACTAAGAAGAACATTCTTGAATTTTTCTACGATATCTTTTGCATTCATAATAAAAATTTATATATAGTTAATTAATTAGTTATCTATCTGTTGTATTTTTGGTTAGTTAGCAGCACTACAAGCATCACAATCATTATATAAGGTTGCTGATTCTATATGATGTTCTCCGCTAGAAGAAACATTAAGTACAGTATAACAATTACTGTGACCTGAATTCTCAAACTCTAAATAGTACACATTACCAACCACAAGTTCGGTATCGTGTAAATGAATCTCTTTACGCATAGAATGATCACATCTTTGCACTCTATAATAGTACTCATCTCCAGAAGAGCTTTCTCCTTTTATTTTACCTACTCCTTGGGCCTGTAAAGATCCATCACAACATTTTCTTGAGTAAGTACCATCTGGACATAAACAGCCTCTTCTATTAGATCTGGGTGTTGCTCTTCCTGGAGTTTTAAATCTTTTTGCCATAACTTTATTTTATCGGTACGCAATTAGGTACTTTTCTTCCGTCTTTATCTTTCATTCCTATTTGCTCATATCCTTCTTGACAAGGAAGTTTTAATGAATGTTTTTCACAAGGCATATACCATATTCTTCCTTCAAACTCGTGTTCGTGATGACCTTGACATCCAAAATCTTCAGCTGCTATTTCAGCAGATTCAACAGTAGAATAAGCTAATCTGTCTCCTATAATTGCATATTCTTCATCAACTATCATAGACTTTAATTCTAATTCGCCAAGTTCTCTTAACTTGCCTCTTGACCAATTTAATCCGGCTTTACCTCCCCATAATAAATAAGATATAGTTCCGCAAGCTTTACTATCACTAGGATCATAATAAGTTTCTGCTCTACTTAAATAACTATACATTCTTTTTATAGTAGATACAGAAAGCTTTTCTCCTCTTGCTAATTGTTGCGCTCTAACTTTTCCTACGGAGGTAGCGCATTTATTATTTACTTTCTTGTTAAGTTCAATACCTCTTTTAGCATTGTTTCTAACTCCAGATCCATAGTCACTATAAGTAGCCATATCTACTTCTAATATATCAGTTAATTCTTCTATAATAGATAAAGCTTCTAGTTCCTGATCTTGTTCGTATTTAATTGCATCTATAAAATGACCTTCAATAGAAAATCCTTTTACTTTACCAGACTTAACGTAATTATTCCATACATCATCATTATTTACTTTCATAGATACCATCCAAGTACCTACAGGTAAATTAAATCCATACTTGTTAGACTTGTCTTGTTTTTCATCTTCTATTATCCAGGACTCGACAACAGAAAGCCCATTAAGTTTAATCTCGTGTTCTAAAGTAGAATTATTTTGATTACCTTTAGTCAAGAAAAGCTCTGAGGCTTTCTTGACGGTATCTTCACTAAAATAAATAAAATATTCTTGTTCACCGAACTTTCTAAATATCTTTTTATTAGGTATTAAAGCTGGCCCCATTATTATTTTTTTATCCTTGTCTACTTCAGCTAATTTTACCTCTTGAGACTTAAGAGCAATAAAATCTTCTTCTATTGCAGGGTTATCAACTATTGATATTGCCTGTATCCCGGCGATATCACTTTCTTCGTCGATTACTAATTCTATTATTTGTGCTTCTTCCATAATAAGTAAATCTTTTTTTTAGTATTTTGTTTTTATCCTATAGCAGAACCTGTTATAATATTTCTGTCTAATTCTTGTGCTGTAGTTATGTCATTACTAACTACAAAAGCTTTTACCGGTTCACCTGTTCTTTGAGCTACAGTTTCAGCTAATTGCATTTGAGTTCCTGTACCTACTATGTTGAATACGGGTTCTTGTTGCGCCGGTGCTGTTGCTCCCCCTCCTGATCCTGACGCTCCTGCTGATGGTGCTGATATTGCCGTAGGAACAAATTGAGTTCTTGCAATTGCTGCCACTTGAGCCAAACCAGAAGCAATAGCCACAGCTTGAGCTATTTGCGCTCTAATAGGTGAAGTCGGATCTCCTATTATAAGCTGAGATCCATAAGCTAAAATACCAGTTCTATATGTTTCTACTAATGCATTAACTATCATTGCAGCCTTCTGTAATTTAAAGTTTTTTTCTGCAATTATATCTCTTTTTTTCTGTAATGCTAATTCGTTTGCTTCTATTTGTTTATTTATGTTTTCTTTTTCTTTAGCGGAAAGATTTTCATTTCTTAGACGTTCCTTTAATTGATTATTCATTAAAGTAGTCTTTCTTTCTTCTCTAGACATTTCTGCATCCATAAACATATTACCTAGATCGGCAGCTATATTTGATATACCTTGAATATCCTCTAATAACTTTTCTAATTTACTTTGCTCAAAATCAATCAAAGAAGATTTTAAATTAGCTAATCTTGTTTGTAACCTGATACGTTCTTCCACAGACAACCTATCTGCTAGTAAGGCCGTCTCTATAGAGGTTATTTCTTTTTTTATTGATTCTTGTATTAATTTGTCTTTTCCTTCTTCAAATTCTTGTCTACTTTTAGACCTCTTTTTAAGGGCTAAAATATCTTCTGCTAAAACCCTTCCTATTTCACCTTTTTCTATCCCTCTTCTTTTTGCTTCGTTTTTAGACCTTTCATCTTCTTTCTTGTTAAACAATGAATAGAATTTATCTTTTTCATTTTCTATAGCCTCTAAATCTTCTGAATGCTTCTTGGCATTTTTTAAATCTATAGCATCATATTTTTTGTTTATTGCTATTATTTTTAATCTTGCTCTTTCTTGTGCTGCAATTATTATTTCTTCTCCGCCATCTGCTTTTTCCTTTGCTTTTTCTATTGTGTCTTTAAGTTCAAATTGAACCTGTAATAGTTCTTTTGCTCTGTCTGTTTCTAATTTTAATAATTCTATTTCTCTAGTTATAGATTTAAGAAGATTATTGAAATTATCAGCGTCTTTGTCAGCTCCTTTAAATAAATCTTCTAATGCTTTTTTTAATATAGGATCAGAGATTTGACGATACAACTTGGTTAATTGTGTATTTAATTCAGTTATCTCTTGGTTTATATTCATTTGTTCACCCAAAGTTGGAGCTTTTCTGAGTTCTATTAATTTTAATTGTTTTTCTTTTTCTAATTCCAAAGCATCATTCAAAATGTCTTGAGCCAAAGCTTGAAGAACTAATTCTTTAGTAAGTTTCTGAAGGCTCTTAGATGAATCGTCACTCAAATGTCCAAATTCATTTAATGTAAGATTGAGGTCTTTATATTTTTTATTTAAAATATCTATTATTTTAGCATTTTGTTCTGCTGTTAAAAATGACTGTGATAATATTTTATTTACAGCTGATAACTCAGCAGCTTGTTTACCTAATGCACTTGATAGTTTGTCTGCTCCCTCCGCAGCTTTTTCAGTTGCCCCAAAGAAATAATCCACCGCTGCAAGAGCAGCTTGAAACAATAAAATTATACCCAAAGGCCCCATTAATTGTTTACCTAAAAGCTTAAAGGCTCTAGTCGCTCCATTAGTTTTAGATATTAACGTGACAAATAAAGTTGACAGCTGAGAAAGGTTGTTTGCCATACCCCTAATCCCATAAGGAGCATCAGATATTGTTCTACCAAATTCTGTTAATGTAGCTCCGGCTAAACCAGCATTAGATATTAAATCTTCATTTACTTTTACATTTTTTATTGAAGAAGCAGAAAGCTTGTCTATTTTTCCTTGAACTTCTACAATTCTTTTTTGATAATTATCAAATTCTTTTGCTGTTCTAGAAGTTGCTTTTTGTTGTGCCTTTAATGCATTCCTTTGTCGTATTAAATCACCAACAGATCCTTTCATTGGCCCGCTTATGGCGTTTTGAGCGTCTTTAAGTTTTTGTATTTCTTCTGTTTGCGCTCTATACTGCTGGTTTGTTTTTGCTGTTTTATCTCTTAACTCTTCTAAAGATTTTATTTGTTCATTATAGCCTTTTACGGTTCCTTCAGAACTTAAACCTTTTAACGCTTCTCTAGCTTTCTCTATGGTTTTCTCTAAAGTATCAAAAGAGTTCTGTAAGCCATCAATTTTGGCTCTTACTTGATTATCTTGTATCTGTATTTCAATAAGGAGATTTTGTGCCATTAGTATTTTATATTAAATCGTTTTCTTTTATTTATTGCTTCTTTTATAGTTTCAGGAGCTTCATATTTACCCTTTGCTATATCTATATAAGGTGAAACCTTATAATAATCATCTAATTTTAGTAAGTCTAGTATATTCTTTAACATTAAAAATCATTTAGTAACTCAATTTCACTTTTACCGTTCTTCATATTGGTGGTTATTGAGTTTATTTTATATTTTTTTTCATTTATTATTAGTCTATCGGCCAAAGTAAGCTTTATAAGCAGTTTAGCGGGCAGAAAAGCAGATATCTTAGTCAATCTATTCTTAGAGTCAAAAACATCGCTTATATATGTCTTATAATACGTTTCAAATAATGTATTTTCAAGTTCTACATTGTTATATTCATCTAATTCTGATTCGAAGTTCAGAGTTTGTGCATCTGAACTCAAATCAGTAGTGTTTGCAGGTATAATATAACTAGTACTTCCAGCTACGTTAGCCGTAGAAGTTCTCATTCCTAAACTATCACCTCCTGTTATTCTTATAGGGTAGAACAGTATAGGTTTACCTATAAAAGACTCCTGATTATCATCAGCACACCATCCCCATTGAATATCTGTTGATGTAGCTCCAGAACTATCATTTAAGTCATATAATTTTTCAAACTTCATATGTCCAAATGGAACTGATAAATTAAATGTAGATCCATCTAGTTTTTCATCATCATTATATTTTATAGTACCCCATTCTTTATTGAATAATTGTTCGTGAGTAGCTGCAAAAAATGTTTCTCTACCTTCAAACCTAAAGTCTATTTGTTTGTATGGTAAAGAAGTGTTTATTTGAGATTGTGTTATGTCTACATAATCTGTTATATCATATTCAAGACCTGTAGAATAAAAGCTATCTAAAGTTTGTATTTTTATCGTATCATCATCTTCTACATAAGCAGTTAAATTAAATATTTTAAATATTCCAGTAAGGAAATCTATAACTTTCATTTCTGGTATTTCTCTAGAAGTAATAAACTCAAATATTGCCTCTATAGTAAATTGAGTTACGTCAAACGTATGAGACTCAGGAACTAATAAATCTGAAAAATCCCATTCAACAGCATCTTCAACTCCTGTTTCACCAAATATAAATTCTTCAGACACTGTTATTAACACCTTATAAGTACCATTACTCAATCTCATATCCAATTGTAAATCACTATTGGTTGCTGAGCCTGAAGCAAAATCATTCCCATCCTTTGTAACTAAAACATTATAAGTACCTGAATAACCACTATTCGGTCTAACAGTTAATGTAGTTACTAATTTATTAGTTGTTGTATGTCCGGTAACTATTATATTTTGACCTTGGGCAGAAACATTAGTCATAGTAGTATCTAAACCAAATTCTACAAATTCAGAATAACTAGGTAAACTAACAGGATCTTCTATTCCTCCTTTTTTTCTATGAAGCCATATAAATAAATTATAATAAGGTTCATTTGTTGTATTAAAGAAATCATCAGAAAATGTTAAATCGTATTTAGACTGTATAGCTTGCATAATAGCATCTACTCTTAATGCGTATTTTAATTCTGTTAATAATAAACCTTGTAATGCAGAGGTATTATAATGAGCATTATCTATTTTTTTACCTAAAGTACCGGAAGCTTCAGGATCTAAATTAACAATACCGCTAAAATCACTAGGATCACTAGAATTATAAATAAGTCTTCTAGTATGTGTGATTAAAGGAGTTATAACATCACTTATTGATCCTACTAGTTTAGATCTTAATTGAGTTGTGGAATATGTTTGATTATAACTTTCTAATTCTGTATCCAGATTAGACAGATCATCATCTCCTAGTAAGGTGTTTAGGTTTACGGTATTCCCAAAGAAAGTTACTTTATATGTATAAGGTTTATTGTTCTTCATATCAACACCATCTAACCTTATTTTACCTTTCTTAAATGGCATATGATTAAGTTCAATGATAGCATCTCTTCTTTTTCTTGCGTCAAAGTCACTAATTAAAGTATTATCTGCATCAACAATATCTGAATTATAATAATGTTTAAATAGTTTATTATTAGTAGATGAAGCTGGGAGATTAAATGTTTTAGTAAAGTCAGTAAAAACTTTAGAAATATCTTTTACGTTCTGGATGGTCTGTGTGATAGACACAGACTCATCCTTAAACATATCAACTCTTTTATGTGAGCCATCATTATCTAATATGAATAATTGTATTGTAAACATTATCTAATATTTTGTATTTTGTCAAATGCTAATTCAAACTCTATAGTGTAATTTATTAATTTATTATTTACACCTGTCTTCTCTTCTATTGAGCTACTTTTTATAACTACAGGAAAGATAGTAGAATTGCTATTACCTATTCCTTTGTCTACCCATATCTGTTGACTTAATAATAATTCTTTTATTGGATCATTAATATCTTCCGATAAGAAGTCTGTGTTTAAGATTAAGCTTTCATTACCTTGAATATCTATTCTTTGTTTTTGAGCTTTATAAGTATCGTAGCTAAAATCACTTAAATTAAAGTTAACTGTACTTCTTTTATATTTATCAGAAGTAGTTTCCATACTTACACTAGATTTTTTGTTAAATATAATATCCTGGAGAACACCATATCTATTATAGAATATAACTCTATAAGGAGTATATTTTATGTTACAAAGTTCTTTAAGTTCTATTGTTTGAGTTAAAGACAAACCTAATCCATCAGTTATAGTTACAGTACCTCCTGTAAAGTCGGAGGTTTGACTTATAACTACATATTGTATTTTATCGTTACTAGAAGCGTTTTGTATTTCATAATCTTCTCCAGATGCCATTATATCTGCATCTAAAGTCAATTGCGTATCGCTATCTACAGCAGTAATGTTAGCAAAACTCTCGTCTGTAGTATTATAAACTATATTACCTACTTTTACAGTAGAAGTAAAATCCTGAGAACTATCTACTAATTTATAAGTAGATGTTCCATCTGCCGTTCCGGAGTCTAGTACGGATCCGTCTGTAACTTTAATATTGCTAACTGTATTACCCCATCCCACTTCATAACTATCCCAGAATTCATCTACAGCATTCCAAAATACAGTAGCAACTTGGCCCTGAACATCAAAGCTTAATGTAGATTGTAAAGGCGCATAAATAGGAATGATAATATCTTTACCCGGTATAAAGTACATTGTGCTATTACTAATTAAAGCTTGTCTTTCAGAAACAACGCTATTTCCTGGATTTAATCCTTCTTTAAAGAATCCGTAACCATCTAAAACTAACCAAGGTGTGTTATTTGTTGCTGTTGCAGGAACCGTAATTGTATACGAGTCTCCTGTATCAGGGAATATGTCACTACTAATTGAAAGTGTGTTATCGTCATCTACAGCGCTAACTGTAGCGCTTGTAGAATCCGTTGTGTTGTTTACGGTAACTGTAGTTGAAGAAGGTAATAATTTTCTTATAAATTGTTGTTCGCTATCTACTAGCTTGTCTGTTGTAACGCTAGTTGTTGTTCCAGACGTTACTTGTACGCTTGTGCTTATTTCTACCCAAACTGCATCTGTTGCAAAATTGTAATATTCAGTTTTAAAGTAATCTCTAATTAATTCAGCGATCTCTATAGACGCTGAAGTTTTACTAAATATTTTATACCCTTCTCCAGAAACAATTATATCTGTATCTAAAGATAAAGTTGTGTTGCTGTCTACGGCGCTAACCAATGCAATTGTATTGTCTGTTGTATTGTAAACTAAATCACCAACCTCTACTGTTGAAGAGAATTGTTTTACTGCATCTACTAATTTATTAGCAGTTGTAGAAGTTGTTGTGCCAACTTCAACAACATCTTGTATTCTATCTTTTGTAATAGTATAAGTTGCAGAAGCAGGTTTGTTAGTTGTATAAAGTCCTGTATAAATAAATATTTCATAAGTAAATTTTTCTCCTAAAGCGGCAGCAGACTTATAAAATATAGGACTTCTTGATAATTGTGGTGTTGCCATATTACATTCTTTTTGATATGTTTTGTTCTAGTGTTTTTTCTATTTGTTTAGCATAACCTTTAGTTACACTTTCTTCTATATGATCTTTTAATGTTTCAAATGTATTTAAAACATAATTTATTCCGGAATATCCTCTAGCTTTTAATTTTCTAGATATAAGAAAAGCTACGTTCTCTCTTGACATAAACTTACCTGTAAAACTGTTTCTCCCTTGAATACGTTTATTAGCCATCCATTGCACTATAGAAGAAGTTTCTACTTCTTTAGGAGGCATACCTAAATCAACATCTCCAGAATAATCAACAGAACTTGTTATTTCTAATATATTATTTTTTATTTCTGTCTGAAAACTACCATATAAATCTCCTGAAGCCATAGAATTCCAATTTCCTCCAGGCTTATTCTTTTTTAGGTTAGATTGCATTTCTGCAATTATATCTTCTCCTATTGATTCTAATATTGGTTCTATATCTAATGACATATTAGCAAACGCTTGTTGTTTTGTTAGGTAATTCTA